GGGCTGATTGAACGTGTTCGAGTAGCTGAGATTCCCGCTCGCGTCCGTCTTGACGAATGTATTCGCGGCACCCACGGCGGCAGGCCAAGTCAGCGTGTAACTTGTGATCGACGCCGGGGCGGCAATTGTAAGTGTTCCGGCGGTCGTCCCGTTGAAGTTCAACAAACCCTGCCCGTTGGTCCCGCCGAGGTAGAGCGCCTTCGGAGCGTTGGTATTCCCGATCTCAAGATTGGTGCCGGCAGCGTTCAAGTGCCCGGAGGTTGAAACGGACCAGCCCAGAAAGGTCCCCGCCTGGTTCTCGTAGCCCCACTCGGTAGCGCGCGCGGTGGCGGCGCCGTTGAGGATTTTGCTTCCTAAGCGCACTGTGTTTGCGGTCGAGAGCGCCTGGATCTGAGCCACGCTGCCGGTATTCGCGGTGGTTTCGTAGACGCGGAACGTCTGCGGGTTCGTGGTGGCCTTCTGCTCGAGGAGATTGGTTCCCTGAGTCAGGATGGAGTTCCCGATGGTGGACGTCCCGGTGAAGATCGGGAACTGGTTGGCCGTACCCGTGCCGGTGACCGTGCCCGCGGCGGCGCCCACGGCGGTCCAGGTGTTATTCGGGCCGCAGAGGTAGACGAGGTTGGTGGAGCGGGCGAAGCGGACCGCGCCTTGGGAGCATGGGGTGGTGGGGGGGGCAGGGACCTGGGCGATGCCGCGGGCGATGCCCATCTGTGAGTAAGCCCGCAAGGGCGTGAGGAGGACGAGAAGGAAGAGAAGCTTGAATTTCATTCTACCTGGCTCCGTAATCGAAGCAACATCCGTCAGCGGCGTTATCGGCATCGATGTACACGTTCTGCAGGTCCAAATACGTGGTGCCGCCGATCTCACGGAGATTCTTGAAATCCCCCGGGACGAGCTTATGACCTGTGTAACTCTTGCCGTTCGCAGAAGCGTCGTAGGCCACGGTCCGGTCCCCGACGTAGATGGCTCCGGTGTTGCCGTCCCAGGCCTGAATGGTGGTCCAGGAGGCAGGGGTGCGCACAGCAGGGGTGAGAGCGACTCTCGTTCCTGGAGTCGTGACCGACTGGCGGCCTGTATGATAGCCCACAGTTTTATTCCTCCTCTTTCTAGCCGGGGAACTCTTCGTCCTCGGCGGCGTCGATGACGATGTACTCCTCCAGAGCGCGGCCGGCGACACGGACGTCGGTGGCGGGACCGTCACCTGAAATCCACACATCCATCTCCGGGGGGAAGGACGAGAGTTTGTCGAGAAGCTCGGAGACGGTCATAGTATGCTAAGATAACGGGCCGATGGGAATGCTACTTCCTATCGGCCCTGTCAACACAGTTCCTAAGCTGGAGGAACCATGTCGCGTAAGATTAATCTTACAGACCGACACTTCAACAGACTCACAGTAATTTCGGAAGATAGAACTGAGAACAAAAGAACCTACTGGCTCTGCCAATGTGAGTGCGGCAGGGAAGTGATCGTACAGGCACAGAACCTCACAACCGGCCACACAAAGTCTTGCGGTTGCCTGTTGAAGGACTGGATACGCGAAACCAAAACAACACACGGACTCACACGCTCGCGCGAGTTTAAGATCTGGGACGCGATGAAAGGCCGTTGCTACAGACCGAATGACACTGGGTTTTTCCGTTACGGCGCACGGGGAATCACAGTTTGCGAGAGGTGGCTCAATTCCTTTGAAGCCTTCTACAAAGACATGGGACCACGCCCAACGTCGCAGCATACCCTGGAACGAAAGAATAATGAGGGACCTTATTCGCCTGAGAACTGTGTCTGGGCAACAAAAACGCAACAGGCGCAGAACCGCCGCTCCAGCACCTATCTGACCTTTCAAGGAAAGACTCTCTGTGTGACCGAATGGGCGAGAGTCACCGGAATCCGACAGCCGACGCTTTTCAACAGACTCAAGGATGGTCTGTTGAAAGAGCAATCACAACGAAGCCGCCCGAGATGAAAAAACACGACAGACGAAAGAAGGAAGACCATAGCTTATCTTGACTCCACAATCCCGCCGGGAGTCATTTGAGGCATTTCCTGTCCCGAAGCTTTTCTACCCACACTCGTCGCATTAGGCCCGAAGCCCATTTGCTGCTGCGCAATCAGGCGGGCGGTGATGGTATTCCCCGTTCCTTCGGGCGGCTCGCCTACATTTGGCACTCCCAATATTTCTAAAAGTGTCCAAACATCGACCATCCCAGCACGCGCCAATTGCAGGTACAAAAGCTTCCTGGTGATCTCCGAGGCCGCCAGGAGAGAACCTGGAGCAATGTGGTAGGTGAACTGGCGCAAGAACTCACGGGCACGGTCATAACGAGGGCGAGGGCCACGCAGGAGCGCTTCGGGAGTCACGTCGCCGAAGTTGTTGTGGTCCTCCGGGTGAATGTAATCGGGAACCATGGTGCCCGGGTCATAGTCGAAGTCTTCGAAAGTGAGACCGGATGGGCCGAGGATGGCGAGGCGCATGGGCAGAGTATAGAACTGCATCACATTCGAAGCCGTCATCATCGCAAACTCGGTCATGAAGGCTTCGGCGGCCTGGGAGCGGAGACGGATGGCCGGGGTCATACTTTCGAGAATCTTCTCGATAGTCTCGGATGACGGGATTTGCCCCAAGCGCATCAAGGAACTCACATCCTTGATCCCAGAGTAGGTGTCCATCCGGTCGATCAGGAAAGTGATGTAGTCCCGGATCGATGGGTCCAGTGGGTTCGGGTACTGCAATTGGATGCCCTTGCCCCCGAGCGGATTCTGCTGCATCTTCAGCCCGCCCTTGCGCGTGTCTATGCGATCCAGCGCGGCGCGGGAGACCGCGTTTTTGTCGGCAATCAGGTCGGGGCGGGCCAGCTTCTCGTTGTGATCGTCCACGACGCGGATGTTGCAGTCCAGAGCCTTCTGGAGAGGCAGGAGGTCCCAGAGCGGAGCCTTGCCAAGCCAAGTCCAGGGCCATGGGTCGAGTGTCAGCTTGCAGAGTGGAAACAGGCCGTGCCAGTACTGGTTGGGGCCGTCTTCCAAGACTGTGGTCCGGGTGAACGGGATACGCCGGCCGCGAGGGTACTTTTTTTCCCCGGGGTTGACCGTGTAGGACCAGTTGGTCTCGGGGTCCCCCATGATGATGGGAGTGGTGCCCCGGTGAATTTCGTCGGACTTGACGTAGAGGATGAACTCGTCACAGACGGGAATCCCCTTGATGTCTTGGGACGGCTTGTTGCCAAAGAGATATTCGGCAAAGGGGGAGAAGGCGTTGATCGATTGCAGGAGGCGACCCGCACGCGTGGAGGTAGAGAGTTTGGCGAGAGAGGAGTCACGGTCCGGCTTGATCAGGTGCGCCTTCTCAGGATACCTCTGCTTGAGGTAGTTGACCGACCGCTCCCGACGCATGATGACCCCAACCGCATCCTGGATGGAAACGTAGGAACTGGGACGGACGGGGAGGATGTCCCGAGGATCCTCGGCGGAGGCGTCAAGGTCGCCGGTAATCGGGTTGTAGTAGGGATGCATAAATCCGGTTCCGGCCGCAACCCAATACCTCACTGTGTCGGCATAGCGCATGTTGAGGCGGCGCTGCAGCCAGAGGTGGAGGGAGAGTTTGCCTAGGGCCACTTGTTGGGGCTCGTATTTTTTGTTGAAGGTCTTGTATTCCCAGAACGGTTTAACATCAGTCATTGCAGCACTTAGGTTCAGTGCGATATGACCTAATTGGTTGCAGGTGGTGGTCGAGAGAGAGACAGATTTCACGGGCAAATCGTCACCGGAAATAGCGTCAATCGTCTCAGAAATCTTGCTATAGCCCTTCTGTTGCTTGAGGAATAGCTCGCCTTCTTCCAATGCGGAAGCACACCAACCCAGGATCTTGCGTTCGAGTTCCGCCTCGGGAGGCGTGAGGTCAGACTTTTCGCTCATGCTCCAGCCTTCTCCTCCGTGGGCGCATGGGGCACGCTAAGAATCAGAACCATAGCCTTCCGGCTGGATGCCAAATTTCATCATCACGCGTTCCCACTTCTCACGGGTGGAATGGCCATCCCAATTGGGCTTGATCTCAGGCAGATTGCCGACAGGGAAGTCGTCTGGGATGTGAAAGCACATGCGGCCACCGTCGAGACTGAGAACACGCTTCCAACCTTCCCAGTTGTTTTGAGTATCGTAGTACCAGCCATCAGCATAGCGCAGGACCAGGAGGTTCCGCTCCTGGTAAGCGATGTCACGCTCTTGCTCTGGAGTCAAGCCAGACTGCCAGATGGGAGCCTTCACCGGCGAAACCCTCCACGCACAGAGGGATCGGTAGGGGGAAGGTCCGGGATGCGGTCGTCAAAACCCCGGCCCGAACCCCGATCAAACCAGGCTATTTCTGACCTGACCCCATGACCTAAGACATGACTCTCCTTCTCGAACCGCTCCACGCTTCGCAGGTTGTGGAGTTCAACGCGCTCATAACCTAGTTTGCGGTAGCGCTCCGGCATCACGGCATCATTCCGTCCCGGGTAGGCGACTTGGCCTGACTTTGGGTGACGCCACAGGACTATCCTCTCCCGGGGGTGAACTTGAGCGGTGTGGGTGCGACCCGGGTCAGACCACAGGATCTCGAACTGGCCCCCATCCTCCAGGTGAACGACCCGGTCGGGCCAAGGGGAGAGGAAGTGACGTAGGGTGACGGAACAGGAGGAGCAGATAAGGTCGTGCAGTGGCATCTAAATCAGTCCATGGTGTGTGCCGATATGAATCCGTGCGGAGCCGAGACGGAGAAAGCG